AATATAAATATAATTTTTTTTTAAAATTAATTAGTTTAAGTTAATTACTTTAAAACTAATGTTATAGTCTTCTTCTAAATTTTCTTTAACAGCAAATATTCTTTCAACTGCTTTTTCATCTCCTGCTGCTTTTAGCGCTTCATACACTTCTACATAATGTGTACTTAATAAATTTAAATAATCACTTAATAAAGTATCTTCTTCAGGAGGGGGTACTCCTTCATTACCCGTAGAAGTGTTTCCAGTATTTTCTGAAACAGCACATTCACTTAAGAACTGGTTAAGTAAACCAAATATAAATAATTTTAGCATAACTATTTTATCTTTAATCATAGTTAATTTTTGTTTAAGAGGATCCATTTTTAATAACATACTTTGTGCTATTTCTTTATAAAATTGAACCATTAAAGGAACAGTCAAACCTATTTGTACTATTTCTTTTAATTTCCCAAGTATTAATATTTGTCTATCTGAAAGTGATTTAGTTAATTTTCCGCTACTTGCAGGGCCTGAATTAGCTGTTAAAGCAGCGTCTATTAATAATACAGCGGCTTGAAGTACTGGTACTATATAAGTATTCATAAAGTCAACTACTTCCCATACCTTTTTTAAAGGACCATCTTCTTCAAAAATAGGTTTTATTTTTGATTCTATAGCTTCAATTTTTTCAATAGCACCATTTAATATGTTTTCTACTTTCGATAAGTTATTATCTATTTGATCATATTTTTTTTGAAATTTTGCTTTTCCTTTTTCACTACAAGCATATTTGCTTATTTCTGCTTTAAGTTTTTCTATTATTTCTGGTGGAGTAGGGATTTTATCTTGTAATTCTTGTTGTTTTTTCTTACCCTCATTTCTTAATTCTTCTTCGGCTCTAACTAAAACAGAATCAACTTGAGTATTTACGATATTTCTTATTACTTGTGTAGCCATTATTTATACTAGTTTTGTATTTAAACTTTTTATATCTTGAAAAGATTCATATAATTTTCTTAATTCTTTTTGTCTTTTTTGCATTAATTTAAAGTTTTTAGATGAAAAAGTAGTTTGTTTTCCTACTCCTACTGTTGTATAAGATATTTGAAAGTTTATATCTGAATATACTTTTTCAATAGCCTTTAAAATGTCTCCTAAAGCTAATATTAAATCATCTGATAAAACAGCACATTGTGTAGGAAGAGAATTTTCAGGACCCATTCCTAAATAAATATTAGGAGAGTTTACAATAAATTTACTTTTATCAGGATCTGGACTAGTATCAAAATGGAAACTTCCATTAGTACTAAACCCTACAACTTTATCAGAATATAATAATATGCTGTCTTTTCGTGCATTAAATATTAGTCTATCTGAATTTATTATTACTTGGTTTCCTTGATGGATTCCTGGATGTTCTGGTATATAATTTTTTGATCTATCAGCCATTTTATTTATTTATTAATATGATGAACCACCACCACTTGATTGTATAGTATTACCCCAAAGTGAATTTCCTTCACCTTGAGTATAAGTTTCATTATCTCCCTTTGCTTCAGCAAGTAATTTTAAATCTGCTTCTTTTATATGATGTGTGTAATTTCCTCTACGAAATGTATCACTATCAGTGTAAAGGTCATGTAAACTATCTAATGCAGAAGCTACAGATAATGTTTTTGGATTATTTCCTTCTATAAAAGAAATATGAACCCAAGAACAATCTTTACCACTTCCTATAAAAGGGCCTTTCTCAGGAAACTCCCATATTAATTGATTCCAAAGAGGTAAATTATCTTTACACCAATTAAATAATACATATGTAGGGTGTTTTGTACTTATTAGGTCTACAGCATATCCTGATATATGATGTGAATCTTCAACCCCCTCTACATATTCATTCCATGCTTTAGATCTGTAACAAGAGGTAATACCTATATTTACTCCTTCAACATCAAAGGCATTTTGGATAGGAATTACACAATTAGTAAATAACTTATCTAGATTAGTATAGATAAAATTTGATGTAAGTTTAGAGTCTGTATCTACATCAATTCCAGGTTCATTATTAATCCCTACTATTTCTGCTTTTCCATAAGTTGATATTGCATGTGCTCTTGTAAATCTTGCCATTTTTTATTTTTTTTTAAGAAACTCCACCTCCTCCTCCTGTAGTGTAAGGAGATACAGCTGTGTTATCTATAGGAGCAACATAAGGGGCTGCTATTGGGTCTCCTAAAGTCTGGTTAATATCTGATGTACTTGAAGATAATGAGGATAGAGGTACGTCTGTCTCTGGGAATATAGCTGTATCTGATGTTGGTGCTATATCATATGTTACAGTATCTATACTAGCAGATACAGGTAAAGTGCTTTCTTCAATCTGTCTAATTTCCTCTGCTGGTAAAGGGGTTGCTTGTTGTAATTCAACATCTTCTGTTACATTGTTAGGCATATTTTCATCTCCTCTTTCTACTTCTTCTGTTTTTTGTTGTTCTTCTTTTTTAATTAGACCATAAGATCCCATATGAATAGAAGCAGGCATAAAATTAGTTATTTGTTGGTTAGAACATAAAGCTACAGAAGCATCATCATTTTGAATATCTTCTAATATATGAACATAAGGCATTCTAGGACCTATAGCATTATCAGGAGATTGGGTTCCTGGGTTTTGACCATTTCTTATAATAGTAATAGGATTTCCTATTTTTCCTCTATTGCTCCAATAATTAGGAAATAATGTTTTTTTATTATCTATAGTAGATCCAAATCTTAGAGAATTACCAAATCGTCCTTCTATTACTATATCTCCTTCATAAACTCTTAAGGGTCTTATATTTATGTTTTCTTTAAAATATGTACCTTCAAAATAGGTTCCTTTATCAGTTACGGCGTTTGGTAAGGCATTACTAGTAGGACTTTTATGAACTGCTATAGGAGGGAAATAATATTCTACCATATTACCAAAATCATTGTGTGCAAAAGAAGGTGCACTTATAACATGTACTAATTCATTAGGGACGGGATAACCCGTAATCATGTTATAAAATAAAGGCCTAGCTGCTTTACAGTTTGTAAAATTATTATCTCTAGGAGTACTATCATTTAATTCAGTGTATATTATAGTCCCCATAGAATCTTCTCCATCAAAATGGAAGTGAGATTCATCTAAAACTATGTCTTGAACTCTAACTACTCTCATTTAATCTTCTTTTTTTGGTTCTTTTAATTCAAGTGGTTTTGGTTTTTCTACTGTTTTAGATATTTCTTCTGCTACACTTTGAAGTTGTTCCATTTCTTCTTCTGTTAATAACCCCCCATCACCACTAGAAGTAGCTCCTGTAGATAATCTTTGTACAATAGCAGCCATTTTTATTAATTGATCATCATTTTTAACACTAATTTCCATATATTCTTTAATTAATGGTACTACTACTGTAGCATCTCCTAAACTAGTAATAAGAGGACGTAATTCAGCTATTAAAGAAGCTAATTGTTTTGATTTTTTACTTTGATTTTTATGTATTTCTTTTAATAAATCTGAAAAAGATTTATCATCGAATATTATTTGGTCTAAAGAATTTTGTGCCATAATTATATTTTATTATAAATATGGGAAGATTTTAAATTTTCACATATCCTGTATCTTTGAATTCTAGATAAAGTTTTTTGTAAAGTTTTTTTAAAATTTTAGTTACTTTTGTTATAACAGGAGTATCTACTTCTGTCATTTCTCTTATGTATATGTATAAAGCTTTTTTATTAAAAATTTCTAAATTTTCTCTTCTTTTAAATAAAGTATTTATAGCATCACAAACTTTTTTATCTTTTTCTTTTTTAAAAAGAGTAAACATATGTTTATCTATATATGTTGTAAAATAATCTATAAAATCTTTTAATTCTTTTTTTCTTTGATCTCTACCTAGTTGATGTAATACTCCTTCATCTTCATCTGCTGCTAATAGGTCTACTTTTTGTTTTTTCTTTTTGTAGTTATTATTATTATAAAGTATAAGATAATTTTTACCTACAATAGAAAAATAAGAAAATGCTTTAGATCCCTTTTCAGGTTTAAAATAGTCTAATTTTTCTAAAAGAAAACAAATCACTTCATGTTTTAAATCTTCTAAATTATCTACTTCTGTATAGTAAAATTTAAAAGTGTGTATTAAATTTTCAGCTAATTTATATAAAGCATAATGTATACGAGTTCTATATATATGATCTCTTTCATCTTGATTAGTAGAAGCTAAATATTCTGATATTGCTAATTCAGTGTCTTCTGTAAAATATCTTTTTTTGGTTCTTTTTCTTCCTCTTTTCTTTTTAGGAGGTGGAATAGAGTTTGTATCCAGTTTAATTTTGGTTTTATTAGTCATATTTTTAATTAAGAGTAAATTCGTTTAAGGCTTCTTGTATTTTTTTTACCTCTTTAAAAAACCATCCTATTTGATCATCGGAATAAAATATGCCTTTATCATCAATTTGTTTTAGTCTTACATCACATTGATTTACAGCATCACTTTGTTTTGCAATAAAATCTTCTAGTTTTTCATTTTTTTTCAGTAAGTTTATAAGAGCAAAACTCATTGCTGTTATAATTATAGTAAGTACTATTGTTGCTATTATCCAACCCATAATTTAATCTTTAAAAAAAGAATCTATCACATCCAAAGTAGCATTGGATAGATTCGGATTATTTTTAGTATTTATTTTTTTAGCATTTCTTATTGCTTTATCTCCCTTAGACCCATTTTTTGGTTTTGATTGTTTAGGGACAGCATCAGTTGCGTTATTCCATATTTCATATTCAATTTGAGCTGCCATATGATCCGCTTGATGCATAAGTAAAGGTAAATGTGATCTTAATTTTGTTTCTTTCATACCTGACATAAAGTAGAACTTATTAGAATCATCATATAAACCATCATGTATTTTAATTCCTATATATTCGTTTTGAGATACTATACACCCTATTTGTTGTAATAGAAATAAAGATCGTTCTGGTATCTTCATAGCAGGGATGTCAGTATTAAATTTATAAATTTGACCTAATTTGTCAATATGCCATTGGGAGTCATTTGGTTGATAATATTCACCTTCTTGTTGACCCATCTTACCTAAATCATGGAATAAAGCGACGAAATGCATTTCTTCAATTGTATATGTGGATATATCGCCTCCCATTTTATTCCACGTTTTATATAATTCATTTGCGCAATCATATACACGTAAAACATGGTCAACATAACCACCTGCAAACGCTGAGTGGTGCCAGTTTTTAGCTGCTGCTGGCATCATCATTATTCTATCTTTATAATTTTCTAAAAAAGGAATTAATATATCTGTTCTTTCTTTAGATATATTTGTTTTTATTTCATTAATAAGACGATCCCAATTTGATTGGATTTTTTCTGCTGATAACATATTAAAGTGTTCCTGTTTGGTTTGTTCCTCTTGCCCCTAATTGTCCTACTGAAGAGATAGTAATTATGTTTTGAAGTTCTTCGTATCTTTCTTTTAATTCACCTTGTTCCATAAAATGAATAGCATTTTGATTTTCACCTCTTTTAATTAAATCTCTTAATCTAGCTAAAGATTGATCTAACTTTTCCATAGCTATTTGTACTTGTTCTGCGTATCTCATAATTTTTATTTATTTATATATAATAAAATATTTTTACGAATCCAAATATTTTTCATATTTTTTATTACACCAAATTAAATAATTTTTTAATTTTTCTTGTTTTTCTTTACTTAAATTTAAATC